TGGTCCATATCAAATCTTGCAAGTCTTGGGTATATTACTCTTGTTTTACTGTACATAGCACCTGCTACTTGGTATATGTCAATGTGTTTTAATAATCTACTGTGAAAATTTCTGTGTGTAGCAAGACCAAAATGATGTGTTTTTACAAACTGGTCTTCTGTTTGATATAAATTTCTATTATAGTTATGATCTTCCGATCTAGGTTCGCCAGATATTCCACTTTTTTTCTGTGTTAATCTAGCACTTTCAAATTCAAATTCGTATAAAAGTTTTGCAAACTTTAATCCCAACCCATCGTGGGTATCATACATTCTAAAAGTAACAGGATCAAAAGATACTGATCTATTTACAACTCTTTTTCTGTTATATTGATTAAGAACTGTTTGATCAACTGTGAACTTTGGTTGATCAACTGTGTTTACAAGAAAATGTAATCTATCTCTGTATTCATTTAATTCGCTATATAGAGTTCTCAAATGTTCGGGAACCGAGATTTGATACATGCTAAAAGTTACAATAAACTGATGTGCTTGTCTCGGAGCCGGGTCGTGATTCGAGCCGCGAAGATAAAGATTCGCGGCTCTATTAGCTGGTTTTAAAACTGCCATATTCCTATACTCCGTCTTGTGGGCTTTGAAGATTAGTAATTATTATACTAATCCGCCTGCGCCGCCTAAACCAAATAGAGGGAATAAAGTATCACCTGGTGCTTGATGTATTGCATTATCATATTTCAATGTCAAGATAACTTGAACTGGTTCTGATACTGCATAATCACCGTCTGAATAATCAACATTTTGTAAAAAACAACCTTCTAAATCCCATTGTTCTAATTCAGTATCATTAGTACCATCTAAGATTTCAATTTTAGTTCCAAACTTATAAACTGAACCTGATGTTGCTGATGTCTGTTCAAAGTGGTTTAATTGTTTCTGTACTTGTTGACCAACAAGTTTAGAAATGTTATTGTTAATATCATCTCTAAGTGTTACATTGACAGCTTCCCATGTGTGTTTGCCTTGCATATATGCAACTGAGTTGTATGAATGAATTGGCACTTCTTCATGGTTAATTTTTGGTCTTGTAACTGACATAACCTGCTGGGTTAATTGCAGAGGTGACGCACCTAGGTTACCAAAGTTAGTAAATCTAACTCTAAAACGATATTTAAGTTTTGGTTGTAGAATACCGCCTCTACCTGTAGCACCGTCTATTGGTACACCAAATTTTGAAAGTGTTGCCATTTTGTCTGCTCTCCTTAATATTAGTATTTACTCTTTATCAGTTTATACAAAAATATTTGTACACTTTTAAAGGTAAATTAAAGGGATAAGGTTTGCTTACCCCTTTAGTTCATTTGCTTAACTTGTTAAGCTCTCCCCAGTGTTTTTAATACGTAACGGAATGTAGATGAATTCAATTGCTTTTACTGGTTGAATAGCAATATCAATCCACAATTCGTTTCTATCAATTCTTGCACCTGTATTGTTTGAATCATCACAGACTACTAAGAAATCATATAGTGCTCTCTTAGAAACTAAATCTTCCATAAATCTATTGAAAGTATCAGTTACTTGATCTCTAGTAATTCTATCATTTGGTTCAAACAAAAATGGTTTTGCCAAGTTATCAAGTTGATATCTTAAGTAAACAATCAATCTTGCAACGTTGATTCTATCCAATGCTGATGCAATTGGTGACAATGTCTTTTGTCCGTATACAACTAAACCTCTATTTGGAATAAACGCAATTGGGTTTATTTTATTAGCGTATAGTGTATCTCTTTGACCTTCTGACAATGTTACTGCTTGGAACTCTTCTTCACTTGTGATATAACCAACTGAAGTTGAGTTGTCAACTAGACCTCTTGTGTATCCAGCCGGTGCAAACCATGGAAACGCCACCTGATCATTAAATGCTAGTGTTCTCATAGCAATATGTGTTGGTGGAACAACCACGTTGTTGCCTGTTAAATCAGAAGTAAATCCTGATGGATAATAAAGTCCAGCATAAGCAGAACCTGATAGTAAACCATCTTCACCATTTGTTGGTGCATTGTTGGCATTAGTTGCCCAGTTTTGTATTGACGTTCCGTCTGGTGCTAGTCTAAATGGTGTATCAGCTAAGACAAATGCTGTTAGCTTTCTGTCTGTGCTTAATGTAATCATTTCATCTAGCAGTTCTGGATAACCAGGAGCCGCAATTAAATTGAAGAATCTTGATTCTGCTCTAATGTCATCGTTGCCTTGTAATGCACCTTGCATTGCAGTTACAATAACATTTCTTTGAGCTTTTCTACCCATGTACGGTGATCCATCAGTGCTTAAACCTGAAGCAGTTACCCAAACATTACCATTGTTTGTGTTGTCATATGTGTAATTTGTTGTGTACTTCTTAACGTTATAACCTGATAGTCTTGTATTGAATAGTAAGATTCCTACTGGATATACTGCTGGATCTGGAGCATCTGAATGGAAGTTAGAGTATGCTGAACCCCAATCTTGATCATCTTCGTTTGCTCCTCCTGGATTACCTACTGCATCGCCAAACACAACACCTGATGCTGTGCTTTGATCTGCATTGTCTAGTAATACCCATTTGCTTGTTGATGCATTATATTTGTAAATTTTTGGATATACATCTAATTCATCAGTATCAATCCAAACATCACCATCTACAAGTGCGTTGCCGGCTGAGTTAGTTGTTGGCTCACCTGACACCATTTGTAGATCTCTTAAACCACCTGATGCTACAGAAGTTGAATCATATCTATCTTTTGAGTTAGCATAAGCCAACCATTTCATAGTGCCGCCATCATTTTCTGCAATATATATGTCAGCATCTTGCTGAGTTTTATACCACATAGTTCCATTTACTGGATTTGATGTTGGTGCTGAAGCTGATGCTTCATATGTTGCATCTGACCAAAGTGATTTATAATAAAACGCTGTTGATCCTGATGATATATTATCAGTAAATCCAAGATCTGCTGTTGACACACCTTTAATATTTGTGTCGTCTGCACCATCTTGAATGTATACTGCATATCCGCCTGATCTTGTAATTCTTAAGTACTGTCTTGTAGCACTTACATAATCAATATCAGCTACAATGTTTGCTGAAGCTAGTGCAGATGTGTTATTAATTGCAGTAACAATATCACTTAATGTAGCTGGATTACCAGCACCTGCTGACGCTGTGACTGTAACTGTTTGACCATTTAATTCAAATCTAATTGCTGTATTTGAACCACCTGTTGCAACACCA